CTTTCATGTTTTGTTTACTCATGTAATAATTTTCATATAACTTATGGTTTTCATTCATAGCAGCTGCGTCTGGATTTGCTTCATATATCATTTTCCAACCTTGATAATTAGGGTCGCTTTCATAATCAATAACCGCACCGGCATCTGCATATCCTATTCTCCCACCGTTAGCTGCTTGTGCATATGTTTCAATCATTTCTGCTGGTGAATATTTTCTTGATGCAACTGTTGGTAAGAAATTCATATCTGCTGCTAGTCCTTGTTTTTGATTTAGTATGTTTGCAGATTTTTTAAGGTTTGCTAGTTGTAATGCTGTATTGTCATCAGGTAAACCAGGTGTGTCAGACTCTGTATTTTTAGTAAACAAACCCGCCATTGCACCACCTGCTATAGGTATTAAATTTCTTGTAAGACTATCTATAATACCACCTCCTCGTGTAGTATTTTTATTTTTATCTGTAGTTTCTTTACCGTATAAAATATCTTGAACTAAAGGTTTATTATAAAGATCTGATATGGCTGTGTTTACATATTCTTTACCACCTATTTTGTTACCACCTGGTAATGGAATACCTAAAGTGTCTACACCATAAGCAGCTGCTGCTAAAGCTAATTCAGGATTTTTTTTAATTGGATCCATAATATTTTCTTGGAACCATGATCCTATTCCATATTTTTTTCTACCATCTAGACCCATGATACCACCATACGCTGCCATTTGTCTGTCAGGTAATACTGGTCCTGTAGGTTTAGGTGCAAAAGGATTTACTGGTTTTGTTGGATCATTTGGTAATGGATTGCCACCAGCCATTTGACCTTCGGCCATAGCTTGTTCCATAAATTGTTGTAGAGTCATGGGCTCAAGACCTTGATCTATCATGTCATCAACGTATTTTAAATACTCTTCTTCTAATTGAGCCATCATCATTTGTTCCATTTCTTGTGGAGACTTAGGACCTTCGTTACCACTATACTTTATAGATGGTGCGTTAGTCTCTAGTTCTTCTGAAATTTGTATATCTTCTATTCCCATGGTTTTGCCACTTTACTTTGTTTTTGCGAACAAATCAAGAGGTGGCATGATAACTGTTACGTCTCTTTGCACGTCCTCTTCAGGTATATTAGCAGCTTTTAAAGCTTCTTCAGTCTCATATATTTCACCTGTTTTTTTGTTCTTAATTGTTGTTATTATTTTTTGTGGTGTTAATGTTGGTATATCTGTCATTATGTTGTTACCTCTTTCTTAATATTTAAATAGCTAATAGCTACATCAAACGAGTCTGATGTGCTTGATTGTACTGTAAATGTTTTACCACCTTCTACTATTAGCGGCTGTGTTAATAATTCTTTAGTTTGATTAGCTGTTAATGCTATAGATTTAATAGCTGTAATACTATTGTTAGTAATAGTAACAACCGGTGTACCAGCAGATGTGACTAATATTGATTTAATAACTATAGTTTCATTGACTGCAGGAATACTAGCACCTAAAGGTGTAAGAGCAGCACCACTTGTACTGTTATCTATACCTGTAAATTTATATTGGTTTACTACTGCCATTAATCTAAAAAGAAACTTCTAGCTTCTATCTCCTGTTTTAATTCTTCCTGAAATGTAGTGTTTAATTTTTCTAACACAGCGTCTAAATCTCTAACTAAAGACTGTGCTACATCTTCTTCATACTCTGAACTTGCTCTAGTTAATGTTTGTACTATCTTAGCCATTATAAACTTGCAATGCCTCCTCTTGCACCATGAAATCTACCACCAAAATTACTTCCTCTAGAAGAAGAATAAGAAGATGATCTAGAAGGAGATGATTTACTTGGTGAGCTACCTACATTGTCTTGACCTCTTCCTCTATCAGGAATATCTGTTCTAGTTATATTTTCTATACTTTCAGGTTCAGTGTCTTTATAAGATGGTGTTTCGCCCTGGTAATCAGGACCAGAATAAATTGTACCATCAATATCTACAGCACCCGCACCACTATCTAATAATGCTTCTTCATAGTTTCCGTAATTTTTACCACCAACAATTCTATCTGTAATTTTATCTAGTCTCTTATCTGCTATTCGTTTTTCTCTAGCAGCTTCGTAAGCAGCTTGAGTTTTATAACCTGTAAATTTTTCTCTATTTTTATTTAAAAAATAAATTGCACCAGCACCCAATGCTAGAGGTGCAGCTGCACCGCCACTAATTAAAGATTTAACACCTGTATTAAGTGCACTTCTTTTTAACATGTTTATAGGATTTAAAGATATGTTACCGTTTGTAAAAGGCATACCATATGTATATTTAGGGTTTTGTGGTTGTTGATCTATTCCTAAAAGTTTTGCAGCATAATCTAAACCTATGTTAGTAAGTTTACCTTTTCCGTATCTTAAAGCTATAGACATTAATAAAGATTCCATTATCGTCTTCCTCCAGCATGTATGTCTAACCTAAAAGTTCCTAGTTTCCAACTAGTATCTACTGCAGTATTAGATATTGTAAGAGCTATAGCTCTTGCTCTAGCTCGTGTATCTACTTTTGTTGTACCACTTGTTATTGTAAAAGGTCCAAGTGATGAACTTGCGGCTGTGTCGTTAGGATAATTTCTTAAATCTAATTGTATAATAGAGCTTCCCTGTTGAGATATAAAATCAGGTATAATTCTACTAACTCTCATAATGTTTTCACCATCACCTCTAAGGTCACCTAAATTAGTTGCTGCACCTCTAACAACTTTTTGTGTAATGTCATAATCTCCAGAAGTAATATTAGCAGGAATTGCTGTAGTCACACCTAGTCTCACTTGATTAACTCCTGTTTCATGTTCATAGTAATAAGAAACACCTTCCGTGTTTCCTGTTACATCAAAAGATGTATCTGTGTCTGCATCATATTGAGTTGCATGAGGTAAACCAAATACAGATGAATCCTGCCATGTTGATCTAATAAATAAAGAACTTGCGTTTACAAACCATATAGGTCGTTTAGCAGTAGAATCTAGATAACTATAGGTAACTGATTGTGTATTTACATTAGAACCTGATTCAGGATAAAACCATGTGATCTCACCAAACAAGTTATTGATACCTGCATAAACCATTTGATTAGATGTTGTGTTTAAATTGTCATAAACATAATCTTCAACTAAACAATCCATAGATTCTAGTTTACCAGTGTACCTAAAGAAACCATTTTCAGACATCCAATACGCAGCACCATCAACTTCAACGGCTGCATTCATACCTATCAATCCACAGTTAGTACCAACTTGTTCAAAAGCAAATGTAAAAGGAGTACCAACAAAACGCATAGTAAATAAAGCTGTATCACTCCAAACATAAATTGCATTTCTACCAAGTTCAGCTCCCATGATCCGTGATCCGTCGGCCAATCTTTGTGTACCAGCACTATTTTCAGCTGTGGGTGCATAATCATTTATATTTTCTTGAGACGAAAATCTTATAAACATATCGTCTTGTGTAGTTTTATCACCAATAGTTGTTTCAGTTCCAAAAAATACTAAGTGACGGTCAGGAGTAGATACTAACATATCCCTAGATGCAGTTGGCGCACCGGATATAATAGTTGCACGTGTGGCTGTTGCGTTAGCTAAATCTGCATTCCATTCAAAACATTCACCGTTAAATATTAAAGCAATAAGTGTACTTCCTAAATTATCTAAAGCCCACATACCAGGTTCTGCAACTTTATCCGTGGTCGATGCTGCTTGGCCCCAGGCTGAATAAGCACTAAAATTAGTGACTGTTGCGCCAGTGCTGTGAGCAGCTCGAGTTGATCCCCTAACAGCTCTAGTAATTCCAGTAAAACTTGTAGTCGTAATTCCTGTGTATGATATTTCTTCCGTCCCAACTTGTATAAAATTAGTTCCTGTGCTTGGAAATCCAGTTGTGCTTGCTACATTAATTGTGGTTCCTGATCCACCAGTACCATTTGCATCATCATTTAAACCACCATTTAAAGTTGTTGTTTGTGGATTAGAAACTGTACCACCCCATTGAGATATACCATAACCAAAAACTCCAACCTGTTCAGCCGGACCAACGTGGTAATATTGAAAATAAGTCATGCCTCCAGAAGTGGTTGCTCCTGATCCTGTTTCGGTAGCACCAGCATTTATTTCTAAAGTTGTAGTTGTAGGCACTGCAGTAACCATAAATTTTTTATCAGCAAACGTGGAGGCTGAAAAATTAGAATTTGTAATAGCACTAAAGGTAGATGCTGCTCCAAATAAAATAATATCTCCTACAGAAAAGTTGTGTGCAGAAGGAAAAGTTAAGGTAACCGTTGATTGACTATTGGTTGTACTAAAAAAATTAGTAGCTGCAGTTCCTAATGGGTTAACTAAAGGGTGTATATCATAGTATACTCCTCCAGAATATACATATAAAATTCTATTTGTGCCAATAGCAGCGTACTTAATACCTTCTTTATTAACCATGTGATGCAAGCCTCTAGCTGCACCGGTTAATTTACTATCTCCTAATTGAGACCAACCACCTATTTTTTCAGGTGTACCATATCTAAAACGTACATTTTCTCCACCTGTCCACTGAGACTCGGCACCTGTAGATGTAACTTGTTTGTTGAATCCTGGTAAAAACCCTAATTTTTGTAGCATAATCTTCTATATTACACATTTTTTTATTGATTTAAATACAAATTTCCCATGGTTTTTGTTCATGACAATTAAAAGCCATAGTAATTCTAGTGTTTTGTAAGTTAGAAGGTACTACTTGATGTAACAAAATTGGATCAAACAAAACAACCTTACCATACTCTTCTTTTATAGTAGTGTCAAAGTCTTTAAAATATGTACCAGGACCTCCTTCAGTTAAATATAAAATACCACAAAAACCATCGCAATCTCTATGGTGATGTAATAAAGCATGATCATCATTATTATAAACATTGCCCCAACAATCGTTAACATAAGATACTCGATCATATATATTATCAATGAAAGGTTTTATTTCTTTTATAAACTCAAAAATTTCTGGTTCTTTTCTTAGACTTTTAAAACCTGTAAACTTTGCTTTTACATTTGTTTTATAATCTAAAGAAGAATCTTTTGTTTTTTCTATAATTTTATTTTTAATACGTTCTAATAAATTTTTATTCTGTACAAAACAAGTGCTGAGAAAAGACTCTCTTTTAATTATTTTAGTAATAGTGTGTTGCATTATTTCATTGTTGTATCAATAAATTTATATTTACCGTTTTTTATATTATCAACTAATGTTTTAATTTTATCATTGTAATTAAAATCTGTTATTACCATGTCTGCTTCTATGTCTTTAGGTGGTTGAAAAATTTTGTCAGTGTCCTTGTAGTTACTTTCTTTTATAGTATTCATCCAAATAAAATAATTAAATCTTTTTCTTAATGTTTCATAAGGACATATAAAATCTACTATTGCTCCTTGTTTTTTCATTTCACAAAATTTAAACATTCTATCGGATTGTCTTATTCTACCACTAAGAGAAAAATCGTAATCATTAAACATATCTCTAATTTTATCTGCGTTAAAATAAGCATAATTAATATTTTTATCTTTTAATGCTTGCCACAGTTTCTCTGCAAACGTTGTTTTACCGGATCCCGATAAACCAAAAATTAATATTCTTGTTCTATATTCTCGAATCATTTTGATAAATTAAAATTTATAATACACCTTTTTAAAAATTCTACTGGATGTCCTGACGCGTGTTTTATAGCTCCATCAAATAATAATAAACTTCCTTTCTTTGGCATAACTTTTTCAATAATATTATTATCATTATCAAATAAAAAAGTAAACCCATCACTATCGTTAACATAGTAAATGGCTGATAAATGTGGTTCATCTCTATCTGTATGAGGACAGTTGTAAGTTTCTGTAGTTGCTTTTATATTTTGTCCCTGAAGGTTTACTTTAGCTCTTAAAATTTTATTTGGTAAATTAAGTTTATTTATTATTTGATCTGGTATGTAAGAGTATTTAGAATATTCACTATAAAAAACGTGACACAATTGATAGTAGTCTAAAATATTAGAAAAATTTTTTTCTTCCTTTTTAAGGTCTAATAAGGATACAGTATTTTCGTGTGCGTAATGCCACGAAAAATTTATGTTAAAGATAGTGTCATGTATTTTATCTACCTCTGTTGGTGTTAAAAAATTATTGTATAAATAATTCATTTAAATCATTCGTTCTTCCTAAAACACCTTTTACAAAAACATTAAAAGCAAGACTAATTCTTACATTGTCGTCAGACTTTCTAGGAACTGAGTGCGCTAGAGTAGATGGAAACATAAAAAGATCTCCTTGATCTACATCAAACCCCCACGATCCTGAATTGTATAAATTAAATTCTTTAGCTTTTAATTCAATCTGATCTCTATTTTCTTTATGAAACATTATTTTGTCATATTTTTTATCTGCAACAAGATATAAAACACCAGACACAATAGAATTTGAGTGCGAGTGATAATGATGGTTTTGATTTAAGGTCGTAAAGTTTACCCATGATTGTGTAATATAAGGGGTTACTTTATTTGAAGCACATAAAACTTTGTTAAAATAATTATTAACATGAATCATTAATTTTTTTTTAAGATGTATTAATTGTTCTTTGTCTAACAAATAATTTTCTTGTGATGTAAAATTACCTTCATTTGCATTAGATTTTTGTTTTTGATTTTTTACATAATCTATTACATGCTCAGTAACATCTTGTTTTATGTTTGAACGGTAAACAGGAAACGGAAATATTGAATGTATTTTATACATCTTTTATTGAAAAATTATATACCCACATTTTTCTTTCACCTTTCATTAATGGTTTACTTCCATGATATACTTTAGAAACACAGTAACATAACATAGTACCTTTTGTAAATGGTATAATGTTTTCTTCTGTTGGTGTTTTTTGAATGTATGCTTCACCACCATCTACTGTCGATAAAAATAAATTACAGTGTAATGTATGGTAGTTTTGTTTTTTTGGATCTTTATGTAAATAACAATAATCTTCTGGATAAGCACAACTAGCTGCCATGTAATTAAAATTTTTAATATTTAACTTTTCTTCTATTCTATCTTTTATTGTGTAAGCTATTTGAGGATACTGCAGAGTATCAACAAATCTAGACGTAACTCTATTCCCTCCCATGTTTGCATTAACAAAATGTTTTTTATTATTCTCAATCCAATAACACAAATCGTTTATTTCTTTTTCGTTTATAAAATCTTTGTATACTTTAACCATACAACACCCAATCAGTAATAAGATGTACTCTATCAATATTGCTTTTGTTATGTACAGAATGTGCCTTGCCTGCGTTGTTTATCTCCCACATTTCTCCAGGCCTCATATACTTTGCTTCACCCCCTACAATAAAAATACACTCAGGATCAGTTAATATAGCTATATGCAACCTCTTGCATTTTTCTAAGTTATCGCTTTCGTCCTTATGTTTAGCTATACTGTGTTTAGATTTTAAGGATGTTAAAATCGCTCTTAATAAATAACCATCACCATATACATTTTTACAAATACTACCTACTGTTTCTAACAAAGATTTAAACTTTGGGTAATGTAATCGAGCAGTAACACTTTTAATATCCTCTATTTTTTTAGTCATGTTATCTATATCAAATAAAAGAGGTATTGTTTTTGTATACTGGTGTACTTTCCAAGTGTTCTGCCTGTAAGTAAACCTATTCCAATCTTCTTCAGTAAAACTTTTAATTATGTCAACACATGCATTAACATCTACAGTGGATATTTTTTTAAAATTAAAATCAGTCATGTTTTAATTAAAAGTAAAAACTACGGCTCTTCTCAAACCATTTTTAGGGTATTCAAATTGATGAGGGACATTGTCTCCAAAACAAACAATTTTAAAATTTTTAGGTTTAATTGTTTTAATCATAGTTTCTTTGTCGTCTTCATAAACATTTAAATTACCGTGAACTTCATCACCTAAGTACAACATAAAAACAGCATGATTTAAATTAGAGGTGTGGTCTACATGGACTATTGTTTTATCCCACTTAACTTTAGTAGTCATATTTATGGACCCTCTTAATATTTTATTAAAAGGTATGCTATATTTTTTTGTAAATCTTATTAGTATCTGTAAAAAGAAATCTGTATAAGGAGATACATTTCTATCTTTTGTATTGTCTACCTTTGGGTCATCGTATCTAAGGACTAAACTATGACAAAGAACCGGTGCGTCTCTTCTGTATACACCTATTCTTTTAGTGTAGAAAAAAGGTATATTTTCAAATTCATTATTTAAAAATTCTTTTTCTTCATTAGTTAAAAAATTTTCATCTTCAATTAAATAGTTCATTTGTTTGACGGCTCAAGATAATTTGCCCATCCTGTAACTATGTATTTATATTCTTTTGGAGCTGGTTTTCCATAATGACTATGTGTCCATGCTGCAGGCCAAATAGCTATTGTTCCTTGTTCTGGATATATGCTGGTGTCTTGTTGTGGAAAATAAGTTTCTCCCCCTTTATTAATTGTATTACAATATATACTCCAAACAAGCATTCGTCTTTTATCATGATCTTGACCGCCTTGTTCACAATGTTCTAAAGAATAAGTTTGTCTAGGTTTATATTTTTGATAATTACAACCAGCTTGAACTTTCCATTCACAATGATAAATGCTGTCTAAAAATTTATGCTGGTTTTTATATTCTAATATGCAATTAAAAAGATCCTCTTTCCATTCTGATTTATAAACGTCTACAGACATACCGTCATAAAAATTTTTTATCATTTCAGAACTGGCTGGATTTAATTTTGAAATATTTAAAATATCAATAATATTTTCACATTTTTGTTTGCTAACAGCATTCTTTTTTATAAAGATAAAACTTTTCACTATTTACCTTTAAACCAAGAGGGTAATCCTAAATGTGGTCTATGATCATATTTTATTGATCTAGTATTTACATCGTTGTAATGTAAAAATGTTTGTATGCATGCTTCACCTTCAAACTTTTCTCTCCAATGTTTTAGCATAGATCCTTTGTAAATTAACATATCACCAACACCTAATTTAACTTCTACAGTTTTGCCCTCAACTTCTAAGTATATTGGCCAAATCTTATCGCAACCTATATTTAAAGTAGCAGAAATTTCACAGGCATCTCTATCTACATGTTCTTTTAAAACAGATTCTTTTTTATAAACTCTAAGGTAAGAGTATTGTTCATTTAATTTTAACCCTGTGTTTTGTTCTATTAAAGGTTTTAGTTTTACTAAAATCATATCAGTGGGTATGTCTCCATATATTGAATAAGATCCAATTGCTTGTGGATCATTAACAAATCCTTCATCTACACTATATCTATTAATATAATTATACTTTCTTTTAGTGTTGTACACTTCAGATTTATTAGCATAATACTCTGTTAAAAAACCTAACAGTTCTTCTGACAAAGTATTTCTTATAATACAATAATGTCTTTCTTTAAAAATAATCCCATCCTTCATATCTTTTTATAATATCCTTCGGTAAATATTTTTCAACATCGTAAACATCTTTTTTTATTTCTGATTTAATTTTATGTAAATCAGCTTGAAAAACAGTGTCATCATATTTAACACCATTATATGTAAATGGTTGAATATTTTTAAATTGATGTTTAAATTCTGGTATTTCAAAATAACTATAAATCTCTTTCATCTTCTCTTCTGTATTATTTACCAAATCATCGTATTTTATCAACAGATAATTTTGATTAGTTTTAATTATATTGCTTGTTGATTGCCAATCCCAATATATCTTACCGATATCTGGGTGCATTAAATTGTACACTAAATCAACTGGATCATATGATTTTTGTACTTTTACATAAGATGCTAAAACTTCTACTAAGGGTCTTACTAATAAAAGAAATTTTGGTTGATGATTTAATTTTTCTAACATACCTAAATTATAAGGAGTTCCCCACCCACCTCTTTCAAATATAAATTCTGAGTCTATGTGTTCATAATAATTTTTAAAAAGATTTTTTAAAACATTGTTTAAACCAGATACTTCAGGAACATTTTTCACCCAATCTGATTTATATAGTTCAAACAAATTATACATTATTTCAACAACACAACTGTTTGGAGTTACTGTTATATTTTTATTTTGATTTAAAATAGAAGATAAAAATGTATTTCCTGATCGAGAGTAACCAGAAAGAAAATGTATTTTTTTCATTTAAAAGGATCTCCAACACACCAAATAACTAAAGAATATCTTGTACCTTTTGTTACAGGATTAACTCTATGAAAAGTATGGCTAGGAAAAACAACCATGGATCCTTTAGAAGACAGTTCTTTTAACGGATGTCTTATTGTGCCCGCCTCTACATTAGAAAAATCAAACTCAAAATCACCACCTTCATATTCATCGGGGTGAGATAATAAAATAGATAAAGATAATTTTCTTACTTTATTAAATAAAAATAAATCTTCTGGATCATCAAAAGGTTTGTTTTTTGAATCCATATGCCATTTATAATACTGACCTTTTGCATATTTTGTAAATTGAGCTTGCTCCATTCTATCCCAATCATAATTCCATCTAGCATCTTTATTAGCTTGTTCAACAACAGGTTTTATTTCTTTATATATCCAATTTTCATCTAACCAATTTAAATCAGAATCTCTATAAGTTAATAACTCAGAAAGACCATCGTCTTGGTGTTCTTCAGGAGTTTTGTTAGCTGTCAAACCTTTTCCAAGATCTTTACTTAAACCTAGTTTTTTTATTTCATCGCAAATATGTTCTGGAATTACTTTATCGTAAATCCAAAATTGATTTTCATGCACCATCTATGTTTCCTATAAATATGTTTAAAGTTAATCTTTCTTTACTATCAAAAGGTAGTAACGACGTATAACCATGACGTCTGTTACCATCATAAGCTATCATAGAGTTAAAAGTGTTTCCAACAATTATTTGTTTTTTATTTTTATTATTATTTTCAAATACTGTAGTTCCACCTTCTATGTCTCCTTCACTTAAATAAATCACTGCAGCTATTCTTGCATCATCATCTACATGAAATCTTGTTTTTCCCTGGTCACCATGTTTTAATTTACTAAAAACAACTTTAGAATCACTGTAACCTAGTTTTTTATTGGGAAAAAAATAATTTAAAATTTTAATAATTATACTATTAAATAAATCATAGTGTGTGCTGTGTAATGATTCTGTTCTAATACCAGGCCAATTTTCATTTTCTGATGCTGTGTGATATTTTAATTCTTTAGATAAATTAATTATATCATCTACATTATCAAAAAAATCATCGACGATTATCGTCTGTAACATTTATATAGTCTTTCTTTTTTAATTTTAAAACTTATTAACTTGGCCAGTTGTCATCTATTACTGCAGAGTATACAGCTTTTAAAGACCATCTTCCACTTGAAACAGAAGGTCCTGCTCCTGCTTCTATAACGTGAACTCCACCATCACCACCTTTTGATCCAGGGTTTGAACCATTATAACATGATCCTCCTCCGCCACCAGATCCGTTAGTTCCTGTTGGGGGTGTAAAATAAGAATTACCGGCACCACCACCTTTTGCAAGGTTAGCACCTCCACCTCCACCACCTGCGATTTTTCCTGTTCCACCAGGCGCAAAAATTGGTGATTGAGGTAATGATTTAGAAGGAAATACTGCTGTTCCTTCTCCTGCAGTGCTTTGTGAACCACCTTGTGCAGATCCACCTCCGCCACCGCCAATTCTATTATCTTGTGTTGATTGTGAATTTCCAACACCACCACCATTACCAGCGTTTATGTTTGATCCAGGGTTTGATACACCTGGTTGATTACCTGATCCTCCAGGGTTGTTAGTTGCAGGGTTATGACTTCCTCTTCCGCCACCCCCGCCAGATCCACCACTTCCCCCGTTAAAAGTTCCTGATGGTCCTGTATAATTTGGTGTTGCTCTTCCACATCTTCCGCCACCTTGTGCTGTGTATGTAGTTCCACCAATAGGAGCACTTGTACTAGAACCGCCATTAGCAGTTCCACCGGGTG